GTTCTCGCCACCAATTTGCCATGCTTTGTATGTTTGCTTTTGCTGTTTGTCTTTTCATTTTATTTCGTAATTAAAAGGTTCGTGTTTTCCTTGTTGTATTCCGTTGTTTAACTCAATGTCCTCTTTGCTTATTTTAAGCGTTTCTAATGACTTTACTTTTCGTTTTTGTATCATTGTATTAAATAATATAATAAACACCGTTAAAACGAATAAAAGACGGTTTAAATATTTGTCGTTAATCCTCTTCTTCATAATCTTCTAATTCTGTAAATCCATAACCTAAACAACAAGAACAATGAAACAAAAAGAAAACGAGGTATTAAGTTGGTTTTTAATCACAATATCACCAATAACATTTGGAGTAATTATAGTTTTATTAATTTATATTCTTATTGCTAAATATTATAATTTAAACTGTAATGAATATGGTAGTATATTTATACCTATGTATTTATGTTACTGTTTTGTATGGTCAAGAATTTGGCATAAAGTTACTGGTACATCTTGGCTAGAATAATTATTTTAAAATTAAAGAACAATGAAACAACCAAACAAAGATGAAATTGAAAAGCTATTAACATTGGTCGGAGTGCTTCCTGTTTTAGCTGATTTCATGGAAGATTTAAACAGCTCCGTGTTTACGCAGTCACTTAAAAACAAATGTAACTTGTTAATCAAAGAAATACGACAAAAAGACGAACTATTAATGCGAGGAACTGACTTAACAATAGTTGAACAACAACATAATATCGGACTTGCATTTCGTCAATGGCACAAACAAAACTTTAAAAACGATTAATATGAAACAAACAGCAGTAGAATGGTTATATGACCAATTAGAATTTGATGATTCAATTTCAATGGAAACTATACATAATGTTTTTGAACAAGCCAAAGAAATAGAAAAGATACAAATTATTGATGCTCACGGTTCTAAATTAAAAAAATCAAGAGGCACAACAAATTACGAGTATTGGTATACTGGAGAACAATACTTTAACGAAACATATAAAAACACGAACAAATGAAATACGATTCACACGGTACACGAATGAGATTAAAGAACCAATTAAATTGGAATAAGATTGGAAACTTTGACATGGTTAGAATACAAAGATATTGCCCTTTAGATTTTGAGTTAATCACAGGACAAAATAGAATAACTAACATAAAGATATATCGTCAAGTAGTACACGCTCTTTTATTCGCTTCGGGTTATGGATATAGCGAGATAGGTAGGCTTTTAAACCGTGACCACGTTACTATAATGCACTCAGTTAAAACGGTGTCTAACATGATTCAGATACACGACATGCAATACATCAAAGCTATATGGGAATTATCTAAGGATTCAGAGTATTACACTGGGGAATACGAGGAAAAGACAAACAACTTTGTAATTAGTCAAATTATTTTACAAAAAAGATTTGAAAGTATGAAAGTAAATTAGTATATTTGCAGACGTTCGTGCAGGAACAGTAAAAAAATTTAGTTTAGCTCTCGTTTGATAGGTCTGCACACCTTGATTTCGAGGGCTTTTTTATTGCTTAAAAAATATAAATATGAAAGCAAAATTTTATTACATTCCCGACTTAATGTTGGTTATTAATTTAGAACATTTAAGTTCTTATCAAAGGTCAAGAGCAATCGAAAACGATGTAGTTCCTTACAAGTGTTGTTTAGTAGTTGGCAAAAGTATCTATTTTTGCGATGAGTCTAATTACTACGCTTTAAATGCTATTTTGTTATGAGCGGTTGGATTAAATTACATCGAGGTATAAAAACACATTGGATTTATACTGATAAACGTAAGTTTTCACGCTTTGAAGCATGGACTGATATTCTATTAACAGTTAATTATGCACCAGCAAAAACAATGATTAAAGGAAAATTGATTGAAATCAAAAGAGGTCAAAGTATTTTATCATTAGATTCGTGGGCTAATAATTGGAATTGGGATAAAAGTAGCGTACGTAGGTTTTTAGAACTGTTAAAAAAAGACGGAATGATTCAGCTCGAAAACGAAACGGTAACGACACGGTTAACTGTCTGTAATTATGATAGTTATCAGCTTGAAGAAAACGCAAACAAAACGCAAGTGAAACGCAAACGAAACGCAGACGAAACGCAGACGACACCAATTAAAGAAGAAGAAGAAAGAAAAGAAGAAAAACAAACTAATAACATACCAACTAAAGACGAGTTTATAGCTTACGCTTTATCTATAATGCCTGATGTTTCATTAACTGATTTAGGTTTAAAATATCAATCATGGCTTGTTAACGATTGGTGTATTAATAGAAAAGGTAATTTAGAGAAAATTTTAAATTGGAAAAGTACATTAACAAACACATTAAAGTATTTAGACAAAGAACCAATTAAATTAAACGGAACACCAATATACAAAGCACCATGGCAATAGAGGGATATAGAATAGAAACATACGACAGCATAGCAAGTGAACTTGTTAAGTATAGAGATAACTACCATGAGAAAGGTTTGTATTTAGGTTTTCCTAACTTAGACAAACATTATAACATGATGCTTGGAACGTGTACAGATTGGACGGGATTTCCTATGAGTGGAAAAACTCAAGTGCTTATGGAGATGTTGATGAATACGTCTTTATTTTACCATTGGAAACATTTAGTTTATTTTCCTGACGTTGGTAACTCAATCGAAGTGATAGCGGATTTAATCCACAAAAAGACGAAAAAGAGTTTTGACCCTACAAAACCAAATGTAATAACTGACAATGAAATAGCAAGAGCTGGTATGTGGGTTACAAATTACTTTCGTATCTTAACCAAAAAAGATGTGAGGGCAAAGATGACACCATTTCAATTTTGGGACTATGCAGTAGAACTTAAAAAAAGTGAGGGATTGCACACCGCTTCGATTGACAGTTGGAAAGATTTAAACCATGACTACAAAGAGTTTGGCGGTTATGCTACCTATTTAGAAGCTGTTTTACCTTACAGAAACATGATAGCAGAGGAACATCAACTACATTTACATACAATTATACACCCGAAACTTACAGAAAAGGAAAACGGAAAACGAAACCCGCCAACTCCATACGATTTAAAAGGTGGTTCTGAGTGGTTTAATAGTGGTAAGTGCATGATTACAGTACACCGCCCAGACGTTTTAAATAATTTGTGTGAGATATACGTGAATAAAGTAAAACCGAGAGCGTGTGGTGTGGTTGGTAATATAACTTTACAGTTTGACATTAACACTTTGACGTATTATAATTTAGATGAGATGAATCCGAATGTAAAAGTATATGCAGAACCTAAGCACAAAGAAACAGTCATAAACACGAAGCCAACGAGTAAGGCAATAGAAGATTTTAATAACAGTTTACCTTTTTAACTATGAATGAATTAGATGTATTAATCAGAAAAGCACAACTATCAACAGTTTTGCACCGTGTTAAATTCGCACTTGATGACTTAGAGCAAAAAGCACCACATAAACACGAACTAATAAACTCACAAAAGGAAAGCGTAAACGACCTTTTAGATGTACAGGAATTAGTTTATCATTTAGTAGATGAGAATAAAACGTATCGACTTAGAAACATAAGTCTTGAAAAAGCATTAATTTTGAATGAAGTTGAAATGCAAAAGATGCGTGATGAAGTTGAATCAATAAAACAATTATTATGACACCACTAAACGAAGTAATGTTTCAGCGTTATACTTAGCTAACAAATATTTGTAAAAGTAAGTGCCTAAAATAGGCTGTACTCTTAAGTCCGACTGAGTTCTAATGTAAGGCGTAACGTCTTTAACATCGACATTTGCTGTTATCGGTGTTTGATTTTTTAAGTACGCTTCAGTTATAAAGTAATTCATTATACAGTAGTTGTAGTTGTTATTGTTTCAGTTGCTATCTGTGATTTCGTTTTGTCGCCACCATCAACAGGCGGTAAACTTGCTAATGCACGTACCTCATTTTCTGTCATTGACTCAAGTACTTTTGTAGCAACCAATGGAGACATTGCGTTTAAAGCATCTGTTGTTTTCTTACCGCTACCCTCTAATTCTACGATTGTTTCATTAACAATTTGGTAGTTGTTTAGTGTGAATGTAGCTTTAATCTTAGCGATTTTAAACAAGTCGTTAACTATCTTTTCAATCTTATGACGTTGTGGGTAGATTACATTCTTTTCGAAAATGATATACGATTGTTTGATGTCAGAACCTGAGCCAAGTTTACCACTCACACGAATACCCATTAAAATCGGGTCGATTGTATGCGCTTGGCATATCTTACTATCAATGCTTTCAGTTGTTACTTGGAATAAGTTGTCGTTGTTGTTGGTTGGTATTGCTTCAATTTTCGGTAGTTGGTCTGCATTGTTAGCAAAGAAACTTAAAACTTTACCGCCATTTCTTGCACCTTTTCCGCTCTCAATTGTTTTTCTTAATCCTGCTTTTTCCTCTTCGCTTTGAGGCTTTTTAGGGAACATAAAAGCAAATGACGGAAATATAGCGTTTAAGATATTAGACTTTTGCAAGTATGACATTTCGCCATCTAAGAAAGCCCAATTAAATGCGCTTGTATAACTTGGCAAAGGGTAAACGTCTTGGCCTACACAGTTCTTTTCGTAAATATATAAACATTCTCTTTGGTAAATCTTACGGTCATAAGGGTAAATAGTTTCAATGTCAATTTGACTTGTCCAATCGTCACAAATAAAGTAAGTTAATTTGTCTTTTGACGTTCTAACTTTTTCCGCTCCTATGTGCTTAACACGAATTAAATCATTATTTGAGTTAAATACAAGTCTAAAATAAACACGGTTGTGTAAAATATCGTCTTTTGTTATCTTATCGAGTAATGATTCTAAGTCTACTTTCTTTTCAAAAGCGTAAACTTCCATCTTTTCAACTGCTGTAACGCTTGAATCAGTCTTAATTTCATAACCCCCGCCAATTGTTGCGTTGGTTTTAAAGTCAACTATCGCACCATGTAACGGAGACGTGTAGTAAAGTTGGTTAATTAATTGCGGATAAAGGTTATCTACTCCAAAACGGATATAACCGCTAACCTGTTGACGTGCATTAACGTAAGGGAGTGACAAATTACCCTCGCCTACTTTCATAAATGGACTTGAAAACGATTGATAGTTGTTACTTTCAACGCTCACGCTTTCGCTTTTTCCAATGTTAAAACCTAAAAATTTCATTCGTAAATTGAGTTAGTTAAGACACCATCGACAACCATTCTACCCTCTTCAATTTCATGCAATCCCTCAACTGGGTTTGGCAAACTAAGATTTGGAACTGTTGCACTTTCATATACCTTATAACTGTATTGACCTATTACAAAAGTTACATCAACTCCTTCAGCTAATTCGAATTTATTGTATCGCGGTTTTGAAGTCGACAAGTCAGGCGCATAGAAGTATATAGGTTCTGTCGCTG